TCCATCCACCCCTCACCCTCCTCGTAGGCTTGCTTCTCGTACTTCTCGATCAGGCCAAACTGGAATTCTTGCTCCTTGGCTTTTTCCTCTTCCGCCAGATACTTCTTCCCTTCGGGGGAATTTTGGATGTAATGATCCGTCAGTACCTGCTTGCCGACCTCCAGGGCATCCTCAAACGTCTCGGAGATCGGGTCGTTGAGCCCCTCCCCATCGGCGACAATCCCCTTGGCATAATTCGCTTGGGCTTTCTGGACGTCCAGGTCAGTGGGAGTGAGTGGATCATTTTCCCAGGGCTGCGGGGTGGAATTCAGGGCAGTCATGCAAAATCCTTTTATGGTGAGCTATTAAAGCTTGGTTCGTTGGTTTCCGTCTGGGTCGATGTATGGCATCCCTCCCGGGATGATGGACCGCTGACCCCAGTTATCCAGGATGTACGCTCCCTTGCTGCTTCTTCGCATCTTCTTGAGGTAGGCTTCCTCTTCCTTGGTGGGCTCTCGGAGCTTCCCGTCTGATGATTTCCAGGGCTTGATGTCCTTTGGCAGTGGCAGGGTATTTTTAGTCTTTCCTGACGACAACTTTTCTTGCAAATCGTTGAATTCCTTCAGGGCCTCTTTATCCCCAGCCAGAATCTTGTCCGTCAGTGCGTCCAGTTGCTCCTCTTCTTCAATGGAGCTACCTTCCAGTTCCGGTTCGGCTTCCTGCTGTGCTGCTTGCTGCCGCTGAGGTGGTGTGCTGGGGTCGTATGGCCCTGTCTCCCAGTCATCGGGACTATGCGGAACACTTCCGTCAGGGTTGAGCTTTCCTCGCCAAAGCGCATCCTCAAATTCCGCTGGTTCGTTCGTTTTTTGCGGGAGTTGCTGGATGGGGTTTTGTGGTGGCACTGGTTCAGGAGGAACAACACTCATTTCATCGCCGCCGACCGGATCCATTGGCCGGCTGTACAGTTCGGGAGCAATCCCCGCCATCGCTTCCTGCTCGGCGGGAGTTGGGGTGGGTGGAGCCACTGGAGTCGGTGGAGCTACGGGGGCCGCAAAAGCACTCCGGGCCTCATAATGCTCCCGCATTTCCTGGAGAACCTTCTCCCGGCTAGGGACGGTCCCCACGGCATCTATTCCGGCTGCTGCCGTGAGTCGCTCCTGTGCAGCCTTGTAGTCGTCGTCAAACCGCTTCTTGCCCTCTTTGGCGTGACCGTAATACTCACTGGCCGAAACCTGCTGGGCGGGACGCTGATCCTCGGGTGGTGGAACGTGCTTCCAGTTGACCTGTCCGCTGGCTCCGATTTGCTTGACCAGCATCGAGCCATCTGGTCGCGTGATAGAGTTTTCAGCAATCTCCTCATCAATAGTCGGCTTTGGCTTGACCATCGCCTCGGCTTTGCTGCCAAACTCTGTCTCGAATTCATTCATCCACTGAGACAGGGCTTTCTGGTAGGCAGCAGGAGGAATACCGCCTTCTGCCTGATTGCGTTGCCCCTGGATCGCTCGCAACTTCGACATCAGCTTGCCGTAGGATTCCTTGCCGGCCGGAGTCATTTCGGCCTGACCGAATTCTTTTTCGATCTCAGTGACACTTTTTTCCAGGTTCTCGATCCCGCCCATCGTCCAATCACGCTGCTGAGCGGATTCTGCCTGGGACTGATCGAACCCTTGGAGTCGCTTGTCTCTCGCCTCGGTGATCTGCCCACTGAGCTTCTGCGAGTCAGACTGGGCCTGAGAGTTGATGCTCTGCCGCTCTTTCCAGACAGCTTGATCTTGCTGGGCAGCGCGATCCTGGGCTTGCATCGCGAAGGCACGATCTTCCAGTTGCTGCTGGCGACCTAATCGACGTTCGTACCCTCTCTCGGCTCGGGCTTCCCGCTCTCGCTGGAGCTGCAGAGCCTGGGCTCGGCGACGTTCCGCCCGATTCGCCTCTTGCTCATTCGCCTGGGATTGACCGGCCAATAGCCCCAGTTTTCCCATGGCATAAGAGCCACTATGTCCAAATGTGATCGGCATGACTAACCTGACCTGTTGATTAAGCTATGGAGGACGCTGGAATTCCACCGTACTGATTCCAGGTGATCGTGTTCGTTGAATTGGGCTGGGTATTGTAGGGATTGAATCCGACCCTCCCTCGCTGAGTTGCCGCAGAAGCTGCCGCTCTTGCCGCCCGGCTGGAGCTGTATGGTCGCGATCCACCGAAGGGCTGGTAGGAGGCTCCGTAACTACCGCCAAACACTGGCCCACCACCGAAGCTACCGTAAGATCCTCCGTATCCACCCCCGTAACCACCACCAGCACTGCCGGTCTGGGCGGCAAGTTGGGCCGCGAACTTCATGTCAGGATAGGACTGTGTTGGTCGTTCCTGGAATGCTAGTACGTCCCCACTCAGGGAAGCATCCGTCTGGAGCTGTTCTCGCGTTAGGCCCGAATTCAATCGACGGGCAGCTTCCTCTCGGTTTCTGGCGACACCCATCGCCGCAGAGTCCATGACGGTCGTATTTCCCAGTCCCATATTCGACATGCGGGCCAAGGTGTTTTCGCGATTAGTGTCAAAGTTGCGATTCAGTTCTGCTCGTTCTGCTCCGCCCAACTTTTCCAGTCGATCCAGCCCATCGCGACGTCGCCGCTTGTACCCCGACTCAATATCCTTGAATCGTTTTCGCTCCGATGCCGCTGCCTTATCGTAGGCTCGTTGCAGATCGCGAATCGCCTTTTCCTGGGGGGATAGCTTTCGGCCCTGTGCCGACTTCTTCCGGCTATTCTCGTAGGCAAAACCTGCACCCGAAGGACTGCCACTCGTTCCACCGTTGATATTGCGGTACTTGCTGTACGTGCTGGTAGACGCCTTCGTGGGACTGTACTTCGTGGCCCTGGCATGGGACGGGCTCATCGCTCCGGTATATCGCGTGTATTCCATCATGAACTTCCTTGTTCAATCACGTAGGATCGGCAGAGCAAACAGGTCCGCACACCCTCATGGGTCGCGACCGGCAGGCACTTAGTATAGCGGGTGCATCGGAAAATACTATGTACTTTATGAGTCCCCGGGCAACCTTTGCACTGGACGGTCTCCTCAGTGGGTTCTCTCAGGTGGATACATCCCCACGGATCTCGCTTGGGACCACATCCATGCGACCATTCCTCGCGGTTCTTGATCGCCACCTTACCGCAGGCTGGGCAAACGTGGTCGTAACGTCCGTCCGGTCTGATTATTCCAATGGATTTCATGGGTTTAGCGTCATCGTGGAAGTGGAGAAGTCGCATTCTTGATCGGATTCGTACTCGGGCAGCGTGCCATCGTCTGCGCCCTCGGCGATGTAGGTCAGTTCATGTGTCGCCGTGCAATCATAGGGGGAACTGATCGACTTGCGGAATACTGCCAACAGTACGAAGGAGGAGTTTTGCACCCAACCCTCAATGTATCCATTTTCAAAGAAAGCCGTGATGATGTGATCGCACGGCAAGCCCGTCTGCTGCTGCAAGGCACAGGTCACCGTTTCCGTCAGCGTATAGGTATTGGTGTTGTAGTCCGTGCAGTCCGTACAGGTATCGTTCGCCACTCCCGCCAGTTCGACATCAACCTCTCGCCCGCCACCTGAATCAGGAGGATCAGTCGAGCAGTTCTCGCACCAACCGCAGGGGCAGTCCTCGCACAGTACGACTTTCCCGCCGCTTAGGATCACTTTACCGTCGCCGTTGAGCCAAACTTTTGCCATATTTAGCAGGCCCCGGAATCAATCAGCGTCCAACGATTGTTATCATAGTCATAAGCCAGAAACCACTTGCCCGCATTACCTCCGGCGTGCCCGTTGATCGTGGTGTGGTCGATGTAAATATCCAGCGTCTCACCAACACCAGGATTCACCAGCCCCACCTTGCAGTATAAATCCCCCGCCGCATATCCAGATGGATTGTCTGTGTCCTCGAACTGGTCGAATAAGAATGAAAGTGCGTCCGCTGCAGTGCATTTCACCATGCCGGTGACGTCCGTACCATTGATCACGATGTTATTGACATAGAGCGTGCCGCCCTCATAGATAATGGTGCCGCTCTGCGAGTCAATAATGTGCTGGGTGTAGAGTTCGTCCGATGCCATTCGCTGCGACTGTTTGGAGAGACGAGCCCAGTTCTCTTTCTCTTCCACCGCATTACAGGGATCTGGATTGATTGCCAGCTCTCGCCGGCTGGGGTAAGAGGCCATTACGAGTGCCTCCGGCGACCGGAAGCATCCCGCCCTAGCAGCATCGACTCGAATACCCACTTGTCAGAGCTAGAAAGACGCACGACACAGGCCCCGCCGCGTCTACGTGGATAGGCGGTTGCCGATACTCCGGAAGTGAATGTACCGCTCTCCTTCTCGGAGCTTGCGGATTGGTTATATGCCGCCTCGGGATTCTCGCCGATCCGCAACTCCCAGGCGACTTCGCCGACAAAGGTACCGAATTCCCCGACCAATTCTGCCGCCACACCTTCCTCGAAACCACTGCTTCCCAGCGGGATTGGCCCAAAGTCCAGGTAGGAATTCACCGTCTCCCCATCATCCGTGGTCGCCACCGAGTCTGCATTGCGGAGATATCCATCGCGACACCCCCACACGACAGGAGATTCGTTTCCGGTATAGGTCCGCTTGCGATGCAGGGAGTACGTCTGGTGAGAGACATTGTAGCTCTCCGGCCAGAAAGACATGTCCTGCCAGTCGAACCAGAAGGCGGTTGATGTCCCGGCCTGATCCTTCGGGGTGATGATAATCAGGATGCCGCGATACTTTGGGCAGTATTCCATGCAGATATGATGCGTGCTGCTGTCCACCCCCTGCAGTTCATTAGGCATGACTTCCTTGGAGATGGAAGCTGGCGGAGATCCGCACTCGCCACTGATCGCACACAGGCCACTGGGAGACAAAAAGATAATCACATGATTGCCTCCGCCATCCAGGGAAGGAGCATGACACCAAGCTTGCGGACCAACAATGCCCACCGTGGAACTAATCACCTTGGGACCAGATCCCAGTCGCGGATTGCCTCGCTGAACGTACATACTCCCCTGACAACCAATGATCATGCAGGCTTCGCTGTGAGCCATTAGCGAGACTACTGGCTCCCCGATCTCCCCCTCTTCACCGCTCACCGACACATAAGCCGCACGGTCATCTTCTCGGAAGTAGTCAAAGTCGCGGAAGTTTCCTTGACGGGAATAATAAACAGCATGGGGAGCCAGGGGCGAACCCGTCATCGCCACCCGCCCGTTCCATAGCACTGCCGTATGGCAACCGCAGGGAACAAACCCCTTTTGCAGTCGCATCGTTTTCAGTTCTTTCAGTTCAGGAGCCGCATCACGATTGAGGTACTTGATGCCACCAACAACAGTAGTTCCGAAGTTAAATGGAATTTTTCCGCTCTGCCTCGCAGTCCCTTCTACCATCGGCGGCACCGGCTTGAAATACTCCTCGGTGTCCCAGACCGTCAGCGTCAGTTCCTTGGGGTCGAATATCTTGGGTGAGCGGAACACTGAAAAACGCAGCACGCCATCCGGGCTGTTGGGGCCTCCGTAATTACTGAGCGTGACATTGGCACCCGACACGGCAGAGACCGTAGAGGTCCAGCGAGTGACATCCTCACCGCCATAAACTACCCGGTCAATTTCCACCTGGGGAATTACCGTGCTATTGAGCGTATTAGAGTCAATAGTCAAGTAGGAGAAGTTTCCGAACTCTTCTCCGACATTGAGCCCATCCAAGGTTCCACCAAAAGTCAGAATCCAGCCACCAGTCGTCAATGCTGCCGTGACATTGCCGGAGCCAATCGCGGTCGCAGCTTCAAACACACCCGTCACGGTAGCAGCAGAAGCGTTGTAGGCGATTGCCGTAAGGGTTTCCGTAGCCAGCGTGGCACTGCCATCTGCCGAACCGGTCGGCTTGAGCCAAGTAATGACAGGGGTAAAGGTTCCAGAGGTAGGAGTCCCCGGCAGGATGATTTTGATCTGTTCGTCCTGGGCCGCAGTCTCGCCTCTCAGAATCACCACCTGCCCCACCTGCACGCCGGCAGTCGGCATATTAATTCCGGCACTAGTGGTAAGTACCCCAGAAGCTACAATGCCATCTTCTCGTTCCAGGACAGCTCCGCCAGCATCATGATCCGGCAGGTAGAGCTTCTGGTAGTTCTCTGCAGCCATCAACTGCACTTCACTGTTGAATCCCAGGGGAGAAGAAACTGGGGTGAGTGTGTCTTGGTTCGGAGACTTCTCTTGCAGGTAGAGACTTCCGCCCGCAGCAATCACCAGGGGAGTCTGCAGGGTCGCATCCACATAGCCGACCTCCGTCAATAAATTGATCGGAGACCCACCACCGTAGAGGGCGGAGAAAGCTTTCGCCAGCATGGGACGCATTCCCCCGCGTCGATTCTCACCCGCAGCCGTATAGCTACGCACGTTCATCGACGCGGGGGTTGAGTATGGCTTTTGCTTCCAGTACGCGACACTTCGGTCGAGACCGGCTGCAGGCCACTCTAACACAAACGGATCACGCGGCATGGTTCGCCCCTTACGAAGCTAGGACCTTGCCCCGATACTCGAGCCGCACGGAATGCACCATGACGTCATCAGTGCCGAGCGTTCCGTCCGTGGGCTGAATCGTCAAAGACATCGACGCAGGGGCTCCTGCTAAATTTGCAGCCGCGAGCGTGCGGGTTAGTTCCACTACCGTCTTGGCAGTTGCATTACCGACCATCGCGTCCGTGGCTCCACCAAAGTCGGCATCTGCGTCATGCAGTGCAGCCGGAACAACATTGAAGGCAGTCACCGCAAAGGTCACCGCATCGCCAACAGTCGCACTGCTCTTGCTGGCCAGGATCTTCACATAGGCATCCTTGGTGATGTCCATGTCATCCGGATAGGGAATGTTAATCCCGATCGGATCTGGGGTCGCGTGGTTATTCCACCGGATATTCAAGGCCTTACTGTTGGCTAGATTGAATCCGGGAGTCGTACTCGCACCATCACCAAAAGCAGCCAGGGCAGTTCCATCAGCTTCAACCCATGCCCCGAGAGGCAAATGCAGCACTTTCAGAGCTTCGAGCCCTTCCGTGTGGGTCACTCGCCACTCGAATACGCCACCACCGACATCGGAAGATTCCAGAATCACAAGCTGGTCAACCGCATCGAAAGTCAGCGTAAGCTTCCCGGCAGCGTCCAATGGAGTTGCGGAAGTCACGACACGCGAGCCAGCAGCCCCTACCGACTGGGCGAACAAACGCATTCGCTGTCCTTCCTGGGGCGGAGCCGAAAGCGTATTCGTTTCGGAGGCACCGGCAGCAATCACCAGGGAAACGTCCTGGTTGAAACGGTCAACGCCAATCGCGTTTCCGTCACTAGGATCAGTCACCGCAAAGGGAGCCCCGGCCATTTCATAAGCGGAATTGTGCATACTGAATCTCCTAGTTTTCGATGATTACATATTCGACGTTACAGGCACCTGTGTCGGCGATTGCGTAGGGAGCCGCAGAAGCGAAGCGAAACATCGCAACTTCCCCAGCCTTGAGCTTGATGCAGTCCGTTGCCCCAGTTCCGGAGCGTATCTCCACGAAGTTGGTTGCGTCACGGTTGATGAAGATCGCAAACCCGGGAGTCCCCACATCCCCCAAGACAATAGCCTCTTCCGAGGTCCCAATCGCCTGGACGTTGTGGATGAACTTCGTTCCGGTCACATCCAGCTTCAGGCCATTCTTGGCCAGGGAAACCGTAAAGGAACTTTTGGTAAAGCTCAGCGAGGCATTGACTGTGAGTTCATCGGCCATCCTTGGCCTCCTGAGACTAGGAGCTTCGCTACTCTCTCAGCTTGAGAGATTTTGTCACGACACTAATACGATACGCCATTATAGGTGACAACCTGAGAGTTGCAATCACGCCGGGAAAAATAATGGTCATCTTCCGGCGTGTCACTATGATCAGTGTTCCTACCCATGGTGTCCGGGGCATTGAGTTTCCTGTCTGCCCCCACACTTGCCATCAGGCATCGTTCAAACTCTTGGACATGCAGCCCATTCTTTCCTTGATACTGTTCGACTGCTGCCAGACAGGCCTCAATCAGTGTCTGAGCGTGCTGCTGTCCACCCAACGGGAACTCCGACTCTTCACCCAGGCTGTGCGGATTGAGCTGCATCCGGATATTTAAGTCATAGCTGGCATCGGGGACTGGCCAGACCACTAGCTGATGCCGGGTTCCAGTCGCCGAATCAAAGGGTTTGACCACCCATGCCGCCAATTCCGGTCTGCCGGCTGGAGTGGAACGTCTGATTCTCATCAAGATCCGCTCAATTCCAATGATTTCGATGTCGGGATAGATCACCGATTCTGCCGGAGCGTAGCTGATCCGGCCCACAATATCGACGAAACCATCCGGCAGATCGTACTCGTACTGACCGGAGACCAACTGAAACGGCACGATGGGCTCCAGAAAACTCCAGTCATGTGGATACCTCTCCCCCTGCAACACAGGCGGGGAGTAGAACTTCCGCAGGGCGGTTTCCAGAACCAGCTTAACCTCCTGCAGTTGCCGATGATTCCAAATGGAGCGATTCGGGCCGAACTTCATGGTATTACCGATCAACCTGCCCAGGTAGGCTCTGTTGATCGTCAACCCGGTAGCCTCATCCTCCAGGGGCCATGCCTCAGATTCCACCGATGCCGCCAAGCGAGTATCCAGGGCAATACTGGAGGCCAGTAGCTCCCGGTACCGTTTCGACCAGATCCCTTCGTTGTCGCCCAGTTCAATCTCTGCTTGGGCACAGCACGCCGCTTTGATCAGTTCTCCGTGGACTGCCCCACCCATCGGGTAAGGATTGTCCTCGGAAATCATCGGAGGGATGATTCCGTAGCGATACGACAGCGTGTAGCTGGCGTCCGGGGTCGGATAAAAGACCACTTCGTAGGTGGTCTGCGCTCCATCTGTCTGTTCTTTGGGGCGGATTGCACAGTATTTCGGCGGGCCTGACTTACTTGCATTGGAGACAATCGACCGCACTTCGCCCTCATTCACCACAGCAACCGGAGGCTGCTTGTCGTCTGCCGCATAGATAAATCCGCTCCCCAGCATGTCACCAAAGTTCGCCGGCAAGTCGTAGGTACTCTCGCCCGCGACAATCTCCAGGAACTTCACCGCCCGCAAGAACGACCAAGAGTGAGGGGGCTCTAGCTCTCTTTCCGTGCTTGGCAGTCGCGCATCGAAGTATACTCTTCGCAGGGCATCCTCAATAAACGCATCGACGTCCGCAGCCACCTGGGGAGACCAGATGGAGTAGTTCCTGCCGTACGAGGCACTCATGCCCACCGCACGCCGGATCTTGTTGTAGTCCATCGCCAAGGTATTAGTCATCGTAGATCCCCAGACTCAAGCCGTCATAGATATTACCAAAAGACCAATCACTAGCAGGCGACGTTGCCTGTTCAAAGGCACCGATGTCTGGCGTAGAGTTTCTGCCGTTGCCTAAGATGTCAATTAATGTCGTGGACTCCACTCCCGCCCGATGCAGGTCCCCATTGGCCTTGGGGGTATAGTCGCTGAGTGGATCGACAAAGATATCCGCTGCTGCCAGCCCCGTAACTTCCCCAGACTCGTCGCTGGTCGCATTGCCCTGCTGATCGAGCGTGAAGGAAGTGAAATTTGTGTCATCAACAAACAGATCGAGAGCCCCGCAGCCGATCACGCAGTTATTCAAGACAGCACCCGCAAAGGTGGCTGCTCCTGCTGATTCAACGCCGATCACCTCGATGCCATAATCACCATCATCCACGCCGATGATCGTGTTGTGCAGAATCGCAGCATCCGTCAACTCCGCATTGCTGTCGGTCGCATCCACATAGACCAGGATTCCGAATGCAGGATTCTCGATGCAGAGATTATTTTCGATCAGCAACCCGTCCAGATCGGCAGCATCTAAATTGATATGCAACAAACCGGCGGCGATGAGATTGCCGGTCGCCTGAAAATCATAGTTGGAACCGCCGCCGATGAATGCGAGCTCACCCCCATCAAATCGGAGACCCTCGACGTGAATATTGTCACAATTCGAGATCGTGAGATCGAACTCAGTGAATGCACCTGCAGTGGGATCGCCAGCATGGCCTTGCTGATCAGCTGCTCTGATCGTGACTGGCTCGCCCGTTTCTTGGATGCCAGACAGGGTGTAGTCCGCACTCCCCAAAAAATCATCACCGGAGTAAACGAGCGCATTCCACGCCTCAGAGCCATCGTAGGTAGCTGCGAGATTCGCTCCCCATGTCTGGAGCAAAGTATAGTCAGCAGTGACGACTAAGCCACTAGCATTAGCCACCGTGCCGCTGACTGACAATGGCTTATTCCCAAGTCGATCATAGCGTGTGCCGCTCGTCTCTTCGAGACTCCACGCCGCATAGGGCAAGGCAAGTTCAAGGTCGAGTAACTCTCCCCAACTGACCCCCGATCCACTATTGTAGATGTCGTCGGAATCACCGCTGGTCGGTAGACTGTTCCCGCCTGCATTCGTCCAAAAATATCCCTCATCGATCCGGCCGGTGAAGTGGGTGTTTCCATTGGATCCGCCAACTTGCATCTCCACGCTCGAAGCAAACACAGAGCCAGCGAATGCCGCTGAGTTTGAAGTACCTCGGTTCACACGGATGAAACTGGAACCGCTGATACGCCCGCATTCGACAAACATCCAGGTATTGAGCGGGGGACTCCCGAAGTTATTTGCGGAGATCGTGACGTTGCCTGCTGCCGCTCCGGTCGCATTGAGAGTCCAAACATACCGATCGAGGACATGATTGTAAGACAGTATATAGGCGCGTCGGTCGTTGAGCGCATAAAACACGGAGACAACGGCACTCGATGCAGCTTTACTTGTCAGATAAACCCACCAACCGAAAACAAAGTCGGCACTCCCCGGGAGCAACAGGCCGAGGCCCGCATTGGAGCGAGTCAGGTGCCCGAGCGAATTAAGCGAGAGGGCAACCTTACCACCGTCTGGTTTGATCGTATAGTTGACGCTCATTTCCGCTTGCCTTTGTTGTGAAGTGGCACGATACCCATGTGCCCCACATCCTTGCGGTCAGCCATTCGCTCTTTCATGACCTGGGGTAACGCATCCAGGTCGATGACCTTCGAGGAGACTTCATCACCATCCCGAAATGGTTCGGACAGAGGCTTGCCCTTCATCTTCGCTTCCAGTTCCGCATCGTTGACGATAGCGATCCCCAGCGTACGAGATTTCCCCTTGGCAGGACGCTTCTCACGTCGCCCCCAGGGAGATCCTGCTGGTTTGGCGGCAATGACATCCTTCCTCTTGTAAGGTCCGACATCTTCCAGGGCTACAAGAACTTCGACGGGCATTAGTCTTGATCCATCATTCGCCAGTAAGCGTTCGACGACGCGGCAGTCCCCGTCTTGAAATCAAACTCAATCATTTGGATTCCCCGCAGGTGCAACAGGAAGCTGCCAGGGGTGTCATTGGCTGGGCTCACCACGGCAGCATTCGCATCGCCTGCCGCAATCGCCAGCGTATCCGCCATGTAAGTGTCATCCGCAATCGCCGCAGCATCCACGTTCCCCAGCGTGACTGTGACCTCCAGTAGTAACTGAGGAATCCACAAGCCAGATGAAGTGCTTTCCTTACTCCAGCCCCAGACTCGCATAGTCAAAGTTTCGTTATTGGCATTCGTACCAAACGGAATTACCTGACAGTACTTAGGCAGGTAGGTTTCAACCGCCTGCCCAATGGCCATGTCAAAGACATCCACCACACTCTCACCTGCCGGCTTAGTGGCAGTGGGGATCTTGGCGGTAAAAGAGCTTGCCGTAGAGTTAGACGACAAGACCTTGCGTAATGGATAGGCAGTTGCACTCATCCCTTGACTCCTAAGCCAGTTGGGTTGTATTTGCTGGGACTACTCGCAGCTCCGGTTCATCGCCGACCTGCACCGACAAGAAACCTTCTTGTTCTCCGAGGCCCCGGAAGGTGGCATCAACGTAATCGCCTTCCTCTTCGATCCAGAGTCCATGCCCCAGAGCCACATCATTCCAGTCAATGGCCTCCGCGACTGGCATGTCCGCTGGAGGCGATGCTGCTGGTCCGGAAGTTCCGGGAGCTTCATCAACTACCCCTCCGTCACCAAACTGCGTATAGCCAGAATCGTCGCCAGATCCACGCAATGAGGGGCGTGTAGGCTTTTGGACATTGGTGGAAATCGGGATCGTCCGAGGGGAATCCTCAAAAACGTCCGTATCCGCTTCCGGATCTACTGACTCCTGAGGGGCTTCCGCAGGAGCGTCCATGCTATCGTTCTCGGCGACTTCCCCATTGACCATGGCGACCATCGCCTCATCGTCCTCATTTGCCATTCTGACAGCATGACGCGGCAAGTGACGCATGACCCCATCGTGATCCATGCGGACCTCCAGAGCCCCATCCTCACCAAACCCGAAGTAGGTACCCAGGGTCCAGTCCCCGAAGTACAGGGCCTTGATTCGCACCTTGCCGGTACGCGGAACTAGACGCCAATCAATCTTGGCGTCCTTCTTGGCCTTGACCACTGGGATCATGCCCAGGCCGCGAACAAGATCAATCAGGGCGACGGGACCCATAGCCCCGGATCCACCACACGCATGGTGCATACGGGACCGGAGTGCATACTCCGCCAGAAGTCTCTCCGGCAGCACGGAGACATTCAGGATTCGCTGCAACATTTCTTCGTCAGTACGATTCATCACAAACATCCTCCGTTAAGACTTCGTTTGCCAGCGACTTACTTGTCTTCTGGCTGTGGTTTCTCGGCAGGCTTTGGTTTTTTCGCTCTGCTTTTTCGCTTGGCTGGGGCCTTCTTGGGCTCCGGCTCCTTGGCCGGTTCTGCTTCCGATTTAGGCTCGTCAGATTCGGTCTCCTCTTCGACTTCTTCCGACTCCTCTTCTTCGCCCTCAACTTCCGCAACCTCCTCCGGCACTTCCTCTTCCGACTCTTCTGCATCTTCGTCAGGAGAAGCGACTGGGAGATTGAGCCGGCCAATGCCGAGCAATACGAGCTGCACCGGTACGCTGCACTTGGCTACGCGATCCGCGACAGATAGAGCGTACTCGTACTCCCTGGGGCACTCAGCCACACCCAGTAGTTCGCATAGCTCCTGTTTCATTTTTTTAATTCCTGCCATGACACTTCTCCCGATGATGGATTGAAGATTCAAAAAAATGGCGATGCTGGAACACGGAGGGGTCCCAGCATCGCCATGGCGGTAGCCGCAGCCACCACCGATACGATTATCCGGCCTGCCAGTATTGCCACCAGTCCAGGTCCAGACTGGAAGCAGCCGCAGCACCGTTCTTGATGCCTGCCAGGAATGCCATTTCCTCGCCTAGCGGGAAAGTGGCCAGGGCAATCGTCGCAGCCGCGATAGTCGTCGCGTTCTCCGCATTGTCCACATACACCTTCAGTCGCTGGCTCGGTCGGGCTGCTGGGTTGAACACAAACCCAAACTTATACCAAGTCGCCGCCGTAATGGCCTGGACGCTGGCAATCGGAACCACCAGGGACTGCCCTGCCTTCCGATAGACAAAGGACAAGGCATCCGGATCATCTTCATTCACATGGAACCCGACCACATCCTTGCTGGCCAAGTCGCCTGAATCATCCATCGTGTCCGCAGCAGCCAGTCCTTCCTCACCCAGTCCCAGAAAGGAGCCGATGGTCACGATCTGATTAAAGCGGGCACGCATTTCAAGGATAGTGAGCTTGGAAGACCCCGCCACATTACTGATCGCCCCCAGCACGCCGGAGTTGCCACCACTGGTCAACCATGCTTCATGATTGTCCGTGACTCCAGTAAGCAGTCGGATCACGCCACCGCTCTCGGTAGCGAGCTGCTTGATCGAACAGGCAGAAGTCGCCGTATCGAGGTACGCCCCATACCCACCATGGGCAGTGTAGGCAGTCGTTCCGGAAATTGCCGGAGCAAGCTGCCCAAAGTTGGTGAAGTCATCCCCAATGGAAAAGGCATTTGCCTGACCATCAGGAGACAATCCCTGCCCGTAGGCATTGTTCCAGAGACGAGGACTCAATCCCCGACCACCAGACTGCCCCTGGTGATTGGTGAATAAAGAATTCGCCGATAGGCCCAAAAGTCCGTTCATGTTATGTCCCCTTCCTTGGGAAGCAACTAATAAGAATCACAAGTTTCAAACAGTAGATGTCTTTACAACACCTTTTAGATTAAGACTTACTTCCCACCCACAGGGCACGCAGGTTGTAAGAGATATAGTTCATCGAGTGGTCGATATGCACGGTACGAACCGAGTGCTGGCCGGTAGGCTGCATGGGCTTGTTCCGTCGCATGTCCACACCCTTCTTCACGAACGGTCGGAAAACTTTCCAGTTGATGCCGTAGATCGGATCGTCGGCATCTTCCGCTTCCAGCCAGAAAACCATCTTGACCGGCACGCCACCGATCATCACGGTATTCATGTACTTAGCCAAGTCGTTCCCCAGATTGTCATTGCGGGATTCGCAGAGACGCTCCAGTGGTTCCAGTACACGATAGGTCGTGTAGGCACAGTAGTCGGCCTTACCAAATCCCAACTCGGGATGCGGGACTGGAGGAGTGAACCGGGTGAAGACAATCGACTTCTTCACCTTCCGCACGAAGTCCGAACTGTTGACATTGGAATAACCAAACGCCCAGTTAGACCATCGCGGGTAGTTCGTCGAGCTGACGCCAGCTCGGCCGGCAGGGAATCCGCTGGGATCTCCACCGGTAAATCCACCTTCGGGAGTCGTGGTCGGATTCTTCTGAATCCAGAACGGAATCCCCATGGGGCGAGTATCACTCGGGATCGTTGGAGTCGACCAGAGATTCTCCTCATTCAGCTCCGCCATGTCGCTCATCGCATCATGGTCACGGATCTGAAGTTCCTTGATGATCGTTTCGCGATCACTCTGGAAAATCTCCTCGTAGATGTCGTAGGAGTAGTTGGTCGTCTGCATCGCCCAAGGGACGCTGGCAGCAACGGTCACATCCTCGACGCGAGTCTGATCCTGGGCATAGAGCCCGGTATTGCGGGCATTTCCGGTGTTGCGAGTCTTCAGACGGAACGAGATATTCGGTCCACCAGACTCCATCACCTTCTTTTTACTGATGATGTTCCCAGAGACATACTCCTGGTGTTCCATGGAGATGTCCGTCCACCGATACCGCTTGAAGTGCGGCTGGGTCAGGGAAACAAAATCGTCGATAGCATCTGGTAAAAGTCCCATCCTTGGGCCTCCCTGTCATCCATGACAAGTCCGTTTCCGGACAAAATTCAAACTCTCTCATCGTGAGAGAGTAGCCACAAAACTAACTTGAGTGTTCTTCAAAGAACTTATTGATTTCCGGCATACTGGCGATTTCAGCAGCACTGTCCTCAAAGGAACCGTCACTGTCTCCGCTGTCAGCCCTGCTCTTAGCTGGAACTCCGCTCGAAACATTCCGTTTGGGAGCCGCTCTACCGCGTTTCTGCTGGTCGTTCAGGGTCGTGAGGAGCCGGGCCTTTTCGGCCTTGATTGCCTCTTCGCCGAACACCTTCAAGGTGACTCGCTGCAGGATCGTTTCCAAGCTGGGCCATTCCATGTCCTCTGGCTTTTCTCCGGCAGCAAGCTTCTCCTCGTACAGCTCCCTCTCGAACTTATCTCGCTCCGCCCAGAGCTTTTCACGCTTGCTGGTGAACTCCTGAGACAACTCCTGGTCTTCTTCCGGCGTGTCTCCGAAAATCTCCGGATAGAGCTTCTCGACACCAGAGTCGAATTCTTTAATGGCCTTGTCGTAGGCAGCTTTCTGGTCGCGGGCTTCCAGTCCCTGCTTCCATTCCTGAATTTCCCGCAAGGTCTTGACCAGTACCAACGTGTCTTCGTTGTATTCGTTGTCCTCGTAGTGCTTGACGTCAATTAGGCCATCCTTGCCCGTCTTGACATCCTTGCCGGTTTGGTCCTCGACTTCTTCCGTGGCTTTGTTTTCTGCCTCGGTAGCTTCCTTGGAAGCATTGGGGTCAATAACCGCATCAGCGACCTTGGCCTGGGCAGGATTTCGTCCACCTTGATCAAAGAGCATCCCTGCTCGCAGCAGTTCCTCTTTCCCTGAGAAACCTTGGATCTGCTCATCAGACATGTTGTAGCTCTTGCCGAACTCCTTCATGTCGTCAGTGAGCCATTCCGGATCTGAATCACTTTCAGAACTGGCTGCACTCTTGGCTTCGGCAGCTTCCTTGCTGCCTTTGGGACTGCCGGAATCCGTTCCGGAACTTTCGCCCATTTTCTTTACGATCTCTTCCGGAGTGGGGCCAGTTGCGTCGTCAGATGTCGTGGTGACATCATTATCTGCAGGCTCATCATCCTTCGGTTCGGGATCATTCTTGCCTGAGTAAGTTTCACTCCCCAGGTACGCATCCCCTCTGGCAATGGCGATTTCTCGCTCGGTCAGGGGTTCAATAGTTTGGTTTTCTACTGTCATAATCAGTCCTCTCCGTGACTTAGATTTCTTATTCTTAGCACAACACCTACACACAAAAAATAGTCTAGGGCAAGATTTTATCCAAAAAGCTGTCCTGGCTACACGCAACTACCGATAGCCGATTCCCTCCAGCATCTTCTGTTCCCGTTCTTGAAACGCCGCGTTGATTCGCTCCCGGGCAGATTCCAGGTCCTTGGCTGTGATCGCCGTGCCGGAGTGGGCGTTCTGGTCGATCATGCCGCGATGCTTGATATACCTTGCGTACGTCGCCGGGCAGTTGCATTTCACCTGGATGAACTGCGGGACCTCGGGATCTCGCACAAACTCAACCCCATGGAAGAGATTGTCCTGCCGATCCTTCTCCCACTGCGGCAACATCGTTTCGGAGAACCCCAGGGCATCGCTGACCATCGGCACATTCAGGCTGTGCTTAGCCTCCCCTAGCCCCTTGATCCGCTCCTCTTCGTGGGCAATTCCTTTTTCTAGCGTCACTTGTCGCCTTGCCGTGGATCCATCCTCCAGCACAATGAACCCTGCCCCGTCCTGATGTTCCAGGGCATACGCAAAGGGCACGTACACCAACTCGCCGTTGTCGCATCGCTTGAAAATGCACGGCTTTTCCCCTGCTGCTTCACTCATGCTGTCTGCCTCCGTTGAGATGATTAAATCGCCATTGCCGCCTGATCATTGTTGGCAGCACCCAGCCAAGCCATCTGCTGGGCCTGGGATTTGCCTGCCATACTTCCACCGTTGGATTCACTGGTACGCACGTACCGGCGAGTTGTATTGCTCGCCATGGGCCGACCGGCAGGAGTGGGAGCCTCTTCGGGGGAGCCGATGAACTGCACAATCTGCTTGAGTCGCGGCAGGTTCAATAGCTCAGAGTGCATCGACGTCAGCTCTTGCATGTTGAGCCGACCACCCTGCTCCTGGGTTGCCTGCATCGCAGGCAAGTAGATTTGATTCAACAGCCCGTTGATGATTTCCACCCGCTGCTGCGGAGAGTTGTATGCCATGGAGTAAACGTCGATGTCTACCTCATAGTCCAGGAATTCACCATCGCGGTACTCCGGCCTCCAGACATCATCCACGAAGTACCCCTCCGCCCCCTCGATCGGAATTCTCCCAGGGATCATCAGGGACTTGTTATTCCAGAGCAAGTGACCGAGTTTCGACTGCACTTCAACCATGGCCTCCTTCACTCGCATCTGCATCATGGATTCCGTGGCGGATACTTGTTCATGGATCAGTTTTTCCTGCCCCACCGTCCCTGATTGCGGCCCCAGACCAGCCATAGCAGAGAGGTTCCCGGCCATGCGGTCAAACATCTGGATCAAACCGCCAATAAATGCCTGAGTATTCGGATCGACACCACCAATGTTGACTTCGCCGATCTCATTCGGCTCTTGCACCATACGCCAATCGTCATCGTTGGAGTTTTTGAGATTCGCGGCATCCTTGGCCCCGGTGGGGGTGTAGGTGTGGATGCGCTTCTGGTTCTTGGCTCGCTTGATCTGCTTACGCAGCAGGCTATTGATATTCCTGGACATAAAGGAGATATGCTGGGCAGGCGACGTCGGCATGGTATTTTGTGGGACAGGATTGAATCCGAGCTGGACGTAAGGGTTCCCGTCGATCTCGTTATCGTTCACCGCCAGTGCCCGCTTGCCAGTGATCGACATCTTTCCCGAAGTCAGCTTGCAAGGATAAGTCTCGATCTGGTTCCGACTGCCCACCCAGACGTCCATGACGTCGATGTGCGGCTCCAGTTCATCGTGATCGGTTTCATGCTCCTTGGCGATTCTGTCTAAACGGTCCTGGGGGTAGTCGTACTTACTGGTGGGAGTAAGATCCTCCCTGGCTTTCTGGTCATACCGGCTGTTCTTTAGATCGGCGTAGGGAATCCGGTAGACATCCCCGGCGTAGGCAACCTCCTCCCAGGATCTCGCGTTGTAATCGTAGAACATGTTGTCGATGGAGACGTTACTGGCCCAGGGGATGCCCGGATCAACCCAGACGTCCTGTTCCAGCATCACCGGCACGGTGTCCTTCTGGAATACCCGCATGAACCCGACACAGAAGTAGGCATCCAACACGAACATGCGTGCGGCCTTCTCCATCTTGATCTTCTTGTTCAGGTTATTCTGGGCCTCGGCGAAGTGTTTGGAAAAGTATTTGAACTGTGGATACTGAGAAGAGTAAAGCACTCGCGGACGATTCGCGGCTAGGGCCATCGTGTAGGCTACTGCCGCCTGATTCAGCAAGTTGATTACCGTATCTTGCCTGCGACTACTGGACTTCCCATAACCGCTGCCGGCATACTCCTCTACTAACCCCAAGGTGAGGTTGCGAAACGGCTCCAGTTGATCATACGACCAACCGATGCAATGCGATAAGTTCTCAACGTAATCCGGCGTATGGGGTTTCATGGGTGGGGATTCCTTTCCCTTAATGTCATTACGACACACTACTATTCAAAAAAATCCAGGGGCTCACTCAAATCATAGTTTCTCGCATCTCGAGGGTGAAAGGGACATTCCCCTAGCCTCACCCGTTCTTCCATGACTGCCACTTTTCCCATAGTTCCAGGCAATTCCTCTGTGCTGATCGCTGGCTTGACCATGGGCTCCACGGAGTCCTCATCACTGTAGCCAGGGACAAAGCAGGCCACGCAGGGCAAGTAGCGAGTATAGCGTTCACAGGTCGCACATCGAACTTTGCAGTCCTGGGGCAGTTCCACGGCAATCTCTGGAGGGAGTCCATTCCGCAAACAATTCCGAATCACAAGGTTCTTTTTTCCTCGCAGCAAAAGCCTCTCGATGAATCGCTCCAGCTCCAGGATCTCCGGCTCCTCCTTGATCCCCAGGACAACCGCCATTTCTCTCGGTTCGGTCACCTTGTTCCCGATCAGGCCCAGCACGACTTTCGCCGCCCAGGAAAGATGGACCGGCAGAGAGAGCGAACTGAACCACTTCATCTGAAAGGAAGTGCTTCCGCTAATCTTACACTTCCGCCTATTCATTCTCGACATGGCTTACCTTCCTTGAGCTATATCCCAGTTGCCTCGATCATCCCATTCATCCTCCAGCTCGCGCTGCTCATCCTCGTACTCTTTATTCCTTGCCGCCATCGTCCCCTTAGGAGGATTTAGACGAGTGTATTCATCGACTGCATTCTCCGGATCGGCCTGGGCTTCCTTGCTGACAGGCCGGTCAATGTTGGCTTGATGGGCAACACCGAGAGCGATTACTCTATCACCGTGAGCCAGCCCCGTCGAGGAAGTATCTGTCGTTTTCGCAGCCTGCGTATGAATGATCTGCGTTCCCTTTTGAACGTACTGGCCACTCTCCTCCAGCAGTTCCTTGCCGCGAATCACCAACTTCTTTTCGATCACTGCCTGGGAAATAGCACCCATCATGATGCTCTTGGTGATGTCGCTCGTCCACCAGCCCGGTTTCTTTGTGCGTTTCTCTCCGCGTGAGTCCAGATTCTTCCGGTAGTACAGATTCGGGTAACCTGATTTCAGCACCCGGCGAGTAAATGCCCCGCCGAAGTTGGCTTCCCAGTTGAAATACGCAGTATGGAACCAGTAGCCAATCGCCAGACAGGTGCCGGCGAACATCCCCGGTTCCTCAATGTTGGTTGAATACTCGAATACCTGCTCGCCTGTAATCTGGTCGATCACCACCACCACGGAGTTGGAAGTGTGACTCCCGCCGAGGCCGGAGGAAATATCCACCCCCATCACATACGGTCGATGCGGAGGACGGTTGCGATGATCCAGTTGGGTCCAGAGCTTGAACTGCCCATCGTCCGACTTGTCGAAGGTGACGTCGTACGTCTCGGTGTCGTAGCTCAGGATGCCGCGAATAGTGGGATTGCGGACTGTTTCCTTGGCGATTGCCCGGAACTCGTCTCCGAAGATCCGGAACATCGTCCCGCCATAGTCCAGGTCCAATTCCTGGGCAATCTTATGCGGGGTGGCGTCTCCGCGATAACACTGCTTGTCGTACCAGGGAGAACGCAGCTTGCCTTCCGGCTTGAACCCTTTCTCCCGCAAGGCGGAGAAAAGATCAACGATCTCCTGGGACATCACTTCATATTCACGCGGCAGCGGATTATTGATCGGATCAACAGCCACCGGCCTGCCCTTGACCAGTTTATACAGCCCCCGGTTCCGCGACGGGTTATCCGTCCAGTGCAGCCGCAACTTCACGGCATTGGAGGGAGCATGAACAAAGTCGTAGTAGGATCCTTCGCTGCCGTTGGGGGTGGAGATAATCAGCCGGCAATCGGTCGCACCACTGACAGACGTCATGAACTGACTGTCTTTAGGACGCTCCCAGAAAGCCAATTCGTCAGGAGCAAACCATTTATAACGCCCCGAACGGCCCGTATCGGAGGTCGCCGAGAACGCATTAACCTGGGAACCATTGCGGTGATTCACGAAGGAGTGATCGGACTTGTTCCGGGTAAAATCCACATCCTTGATGCCGGCCATCCAAGGCGGGAGCTTCTCTAGCTCCCAGTCCATCTTGGCCAGCAAGGAGTCCATATTGCCGGGATCGTCAGACTTCTTCTCGCTACTGGAGACCAGACCTACCTTGGCCATGTCGTCGAATAGCCAGTCGTGCAAAGCCAGCAACACAGCAATCCAGGACATGCCTTCGCCACGGGACTTCTCTACGACAATATCTTCGATACCGAGATTCTTCTTGATCTCAGTGATTACCGGCTCCTGATGGGGCCAAGTAATAAAGGGGATCATCTTGGGGAGCTGGATGGTTGTCTCATGCAGAAAACGTGGTCGCGGTTCGTACAGCCAGCAGAAGGCGTTGAAAAAGAACAGAACATCGTTCTTGCACGCTTCCCAGAGATCTTCACGGAACGATTCATCCTCGTCCGCTTTCTTTAATAGCTTAGCCCGGAACTTGAGGTTCTCCTCAAATCCTCTCGGAACTAGCTTATGTAGATCGGAGTCGGCCATCCTTGGCCCCTTCCAGCTTAATTACGTGGGCGCAGGGTATGCGCGGGAACCTTTCCCATGCCCAGCTTCGCCGGAACCAGGAAAGGCAACGATGTCGTGGCAACACTGAATATGCCAGACTTACCCGGCTCCGGCCTTGCCACTGGATCCAAGTGAATCAACTGCACCGGACAGGGACCCTGCAGGCTCGCTCCGCCCGCCCCCCGGATCTTTATCATCCCCCACTGTTTCTGACTGGACTTCATTTGAAATTCCTTTAATGAGTTTATGGATCTCGGATATTTGCTTCTCGCTGCCGTAGACCGTCCCTTTCGTGGAACCGTCCGTACCCTTCTTTTGCCCGGAGATAATCTGCTTATAAAACTCCGTGGTATGATTGGCCCAGTGTTGGAGACTCCAGACCGCACTTTGGGAAGGGGCTTTGCCGTGAGGGGCAGCGAGAATGTCATCCACGGTAATCTTGATCTTCGCCATGTCGTTGTTAGACAAGGACTGACGCCCCATCGCCGGGTGAGCCCGGATCCAGTCGATCTCTGTCTTGTCGTCGGTGGTCGGCGGGAGACTGTTGACTGCCTCCTCGAAACTCATGAGCTGGATCTTCTCGTCCTCCACCCGCTTTACTTCCCGATCTTCTTTCTCTTGGGAAGTCAGATGGATATTATCCAAACGCTCCTGGTGCAAGGCCAGCTCCTCCTTCGCACTTTTGTAGCCCAGCCGACGCATCGCAGCCATTTGTGCGCTGGAGTGATGAACTTTACCAGTAGCGGTCATTTGTTCCTGCCTGACCTTGGCGACCATGGCATCCAGCTCTTTCTTGCGCCCCTCTAGCTTAATGCGCTCGGCGAAAGCTCGTCTCCCAGTCATGGGCTTTTCCGAAGCGATTACAATTTCTTCCATGGCCCCTGTTCTCCTTGCTCTCTCATGGCGAGAGAGCTTTACTGGATGTTCTTCTGTGTGATGATCTTGTATTGCAAAGCTTTCTTCATGGATGGCGTGCGGTGGGCTTTCCGGTAATCGGGCTGAGTTCGTCCTGCCATGTAGTCGTCCATGAGCTTCAAGGCATTCCGGTACACACCCTCGGCCTGCGGAGGCAGCTCCAGCTCCTCAAGCACTGCCGGCTCGCCATACGTGGAAGGGAATGCTTTCTTGCCCATGTGCCCATGACAGAACTGGACATAGTTGAAGGCGAGTTCCACCCGTCGCAGCAGCATCGCCTCCACGCGGGCATACTCTTCGTGCTGCACTTCCGGTAAGCTCGGTCCGGCTTGCCCAGGCAAGATTGATTGCTGACCACCTTGGCCCCTCACAAAATGTTGCATTTGAATTCTCCGCTGGCCTGTTGACGTTTCCTGGATTAAGAGTATACATATCTCACGACACACTGAAAGCGGAATTATGGCGTCAGGACAAAGAAAGGCCAAAAGGAGTTGGATGTGCGAATCAAATGGAACGAAATAATTGAGAATACCTGCGGGATTGCGATCCTGCTGTTCTTTGCCTGGATGCTATTCGGGTGATTTGCTTTCGCGAACTATTCCTGAACGCGACTGGCATTGCCGGCGTGCTGGCAGTCCTGATTTATTTTGTAGTTCATGCTTTACGGAGGAAGTAGGTGGCTAAGAAAACGGAGTTTGTGGTCAGCACGGCAACATTTTCGCCCTGCCGAACCTGGAGATATGCCCTCTGCCGAAAATGGGAAGGATGGCTTATTACCTTCCCTGATCCCTGGAAAATGTGTGCCTTTATCGGGCTGAATCCCTCCAAGGCCAATGAAAACGACAGCGACCCGACCGTCACTCGCTGCATTAACTTCGCCAAGAAGTGGGGCTATGACGGTCTTTTTATGCTGAATCTCTTCGGCATTGCCGAGACCGATGCCAAGTTGGCGATGTCTCACCCTGAGAGAGTTGGTCCCGAAACAGATAGTCACCTTCTCGACTATCTCAAATGCTCGGATCTGGTAATTGCCGCCTGGGGAGCCCAGAAGGGAATTGAAGATCGAATAGCAGAAGTGATCGAACTGGCTAGCAAGGCCGGAAAAGACCTGCATTGCCTGAAAAAGACAAAGGACGGACACCCCTGGCATCCCCTTTACGTCAAGGCAGACACCCACCCCCAGCTATGGAGATCATGTGATGTCAACAGAAGTACCAACCGGGCATGACATAGGACTCAAGTGCCTAACCATCCACCAACCCTACGCCCACTTGTTTATGCTCCCGGATAGTGACCCGCGCTCGAAGCGGATCGAGAATCGCAGTCGAAGCACTTCTCGCCGGGGAGCGGTATTGATTCATGCCGGTTTGTCCCGGGAGCGACTCCGCCTGGACGCGGAAGGAAACGACCGGAATTACGGGATCCCCGAAAGCGAAATGTCCTTCGGCAAAATCCTGGGGATGGGATGCCTGACCGAATGCTACCACGTTCCCCGGCTGCGGGAATGCTACGAGCAGCGAATTCCCTACGGGGACCTCAGGAACTTTGCCAAGATGGAGACGATTCTGGAGGATCAGCACTGCGAAGGCCCCTATGCCTGGGTGTTCGAGCGTATCCATGTTCTGAAAGAGCCGATTCCCTGGACTGGCAAACAGGGTCTGTTCAATGTCTCACTCACAGAAGTCCTCGCCGCGACTCCCGAAGGGATGAAGTTTACCATGGCCGAGTTGCAGGGAATCCAGATTATCGACCAGGAAACTGGAGAGGCACTGTAAGACAAAGACGGGGGTTTACTGCACATTAACAATCAAGCGAAAGGGAAACCCATGCAAGTCAGCATGAGAAAAAAGAAATCGAATTTTTTGCCATTTGATTTGATTATCGGAGTCGATTCGGAGTGTGACGCAAACAAACTGTTTGCCCTGTTCAATTCCGGACCGGTCATCAATGCGCTCAGTATCGCTGGATCGACTCCGTATATCAGGAAAGCCATAGAGGATGGAGCCCCTGATGTTGCCTGGACAAGTATTGCTCTCGGTGAATCGCTGCGAGAATCCTACATCGCCTTTTACAAGAGAGAAAATGGAGAGGAACCTGTCGGAATTCTCAATGACTACGTGCGGCAGACACACAATGCCGTGCGGGGCCTGAAGTACATCGGAAGTACCCCCAGTGACGAACAAGACGACCCGCACCCACTGGCCGGCCCACTTTGGAGCAGGGTTGCCCGGGTATTTAGCCTTGGATCGCACACAGCAATCGCCCTCTGCAAAGAAGCTGGCGAAGATCCGCACTGGGAAGAAGGGAAAGACGATGCCGATTAAGACCTACTTACCTGACAAAGAGACTGAGGAGAAAATCCGCGAGCTTGACGCTGTGAGGAACATGAACCCCAGGTACTGGCTTCCGGTCGTTGGTATTGCCCCGGAGTTATTGCTCGAGCTGATGGGCGTCTTCTACTGGCCCAGGATCGAAGTTTACAAGCGGGCGATTGTAATTCACCTGGACGAGCATCTGATGCCCACCGGCTGCAAGGAAGTCACCCAGGCGGAAGTGCATAAACTGCTAACCGAAACAGGCTCTTACGAAAGCAGGTGAAGTGATGGGAGAGGGGCTAAAGATCCCAATTATCGGAGGTCCACTGGACGGACGACTGGTGGAGATGCGAAAGGAGTCCGGTCACTATCCGGTCGATTTTCCGTACCGGGAGCCGATTCGGTCTTTCCAGTACGCCTCAATCTCCCTAGAATTAACATACAGTTCTCCTCGCTCCTGAAGTTCTTGGGTAGTTGACATGGCTCCGCAAACCTCTAGCCGCTATTCGGCTGCTGTAGATGGACATCTAGTTGTTGGTCGTCAAGTAATTGAAGTCATTAAGACGAGCCCAGACCACATTACTCTTCGCACTCCCATGTACTTGCCGTCTGGTTCCGCAAGGCTAGTAATCACCGTAGACGACAAGTGCCACATTAGGGAAATAATCCTAAAGTCTCCGGGAGCAATTCCGACTAGATGTGTTGAGTATTGGTAGGTGTAACTGAGGCAGCGTGCGAAATCCTTTCAAGTTCTTTATGCAAGACCCTGCTGCCAACAAGAAGATGGATTGGTCTAAGCAGAAAATCCGTCCAACTGGAGAAGCCATCCAGACTCACAACTCAAACAATTCATGGAAGCAAGGACCACCTAGCTCTCTCACCATGAGAGAGCTAGGTGATTACCTATCTTAACAGTGAAAAATGTTACGCAGTTAAAAAGAGACTAGTTACTACCCTACGGGGGCAGGCCCCCCGGGGTCCGGTTAAGATCCTGGACGCACTTGGGACCCCCCTGGCATCATTTTTATCCATATCGACGAAAACGGGCAGAATCCCCACAGAATCTACCCGTTCTCGTTGGCTCTTTCGTCCTTATTGACACAGCACGCCGCTGGCCACCTACCTAACCTGCCTAACCTGCCTAACGTGCCAAACCGGATTCGGGTGAGCTGACAGGCTGATCGGCCAAGCCAGCAGAGCAGACTGAATTGGATTGTTCTTCTACTACCTTTGGTGGTACTTCGTTCCTTTCCCTATTCCTGGGCTGTTCTCCTCCCTGGTTCCTTTCCCTTCGTTCCTTTCCCCGTGTTCGTTCACGTTGCCTACCCAGAAAGACCAGTACACACTTCCGCTCTTCAGTTTGGTTCCCTTCCCGATGATCTGGTTGCAATCCTTGCAGACCAGCAATCGCCATTCGGCCTGTTTGGTTCCTCCGCAATGCTGGCAGGTTTGTTTGCCTTCGTACTCCCTGATCACTGGCTTGGGTTCTATGTTGCCGTTCTCCTTCTTCGATGGACTGGAGAATCCCCTTC